GGTTCACATCGGCGGCGGAAGACTACACGGACGGCGACGGGGTGACGTGGACTTCGACCCCCGTGACCCACACCCGGTTCCGCGTCACGGGTGCCATCGCCCGGGCCCAGACGGAAATCGTCTTCCCCCAGTCCAACACATGGGCGCGGCAATATTTGGAAGAGTCCGGATACGAAGACAATTCGCTGATCATTTACCACGAATTCAAAGACAAGTCGCCGCAAGAGCGGGCCACGAAGTTCCGGGGCCGGGTGATCGCGGCGAAGCCCATGCTGACCCGCCTGACCCTTCTTGCAGAAAACCGCTTCACCGAACTTCGACGCAAGGGGCTGTCGGCTGTCATCCAACGCCCCTGTCGCCATGCCCTGTATCATTCCAAGGATGGCCTTGGCTGTGGCCTCACGCTGGCGGACTGGCAGGTCTATGGGACCATGTCGGCCCTGTCGAATAACGTGGCCACAGTGGCGGAAGCGTCGAGTCAGTCGAATGGATATTATTCCGGCGGCATCTTCGAATACGATGGCAAGCGGCAACTGATCACGAAGCACAGCGGGACCAGCCTGACCCTTCTGGGGCCCATCCCCGGCATGTCTGACGACCTGTCGACCTACGGCAGCTTGTCGGTTAAGATCGCCCCGGGATGCAACTTGACCCGGTCGACCTGTAAGAACCGGTTCAACAACATTGAAAATTTCGGGGGCTTCCCGTGGGCAGATGAAACCCCCTATGACGGAAAGACGCTGTTCTAATGTGGGTCAACCTGATAATCGGGCTTCTTTTGACGGCTATCGGCTTCCTTCTTCGACCGAAGCCGGAACCCCCGAAGCCGAACACACTGGAAGACTTCAACGTCCCGATCACGAAGGAAGGGGCGGAAGTCGGAAAGGTATATGGCACGGTCTGGATAGATGCCCCCCAGATCGTTTGGTATGGTGACTTCAAGGCGGAACCGATCAAGAAGAAGGAACCGAAGAAGTGAGGATCACAATCAATGACGCGCGGGCGGCTGGCATTTGCCCCCGGCAACGGTTCTTCTTCGAACGGCATGGGCTGGATTGGCGCGACTTCGTGAAGAACGGAATCGAACTGGAAAAGCTTCGCGCCACCGGCGACATGCAAGACCAGATCGACCGGGTGGAGAAGGCGGCGCGGGAACGTCTGGGGCTGGGGAATGGGTAAGAGCCAAGAATTCACGGTTGGTTATAAATACCATCTCGGGATGCACGCTGTCCTGTGCCAGACCCCTGTCGACGGTCTTCTTCAGATCGACTTCGGCGACCGGAAGGCATGGAACGGCAAAGCATACGGCAATCGGATTTCGGTCTACAAAAACAACCTGTTCGGCGGTGAGTCCCGGGAAGGCGGCGTTTCCGGCTTCATCGACGTTGAAAGCGGTGTCGCCACTCAAGGGGTGAACGATTACCTAAACAGCAAGCTTTCGGGTGATGTCCCGGCCTTCCGTGGCGTCGTGTCCATGGTCTTCCGCCGGTTCTACTTCGGGAACAACCCATACATCAAACCGTGGCGGGCGAAGGTTGGGAACATCTATTCGACATATGAAGGATGGCTTCCGGCGTTGGCTCCGATCAACCCGGAACTATCGTTTGATCGGACGGCGATCTATATCGCGATTGATGACTCCGGGTCCATGGCCACGAACAACCGCCTTCAGACCATGCGGGCGGCGATGAACACCTTCATCAATTCCCTGCCCTACAATGACACCATTGCGCTGAAGATCGTCCGCTGGGGCGCGTCTGTGGTGTCCAGTGAAGAATGGTTCGGGTGGGACAGCGTGGCCCGCGCCGAAGCCCTGATCTACATGCAAACCTTCCTCGCGGACCAGTCTTGGACAGATTTCGATGCGGCGGTTTCACAAGCTGGTCAGTTCTTCACGGATGCTGACAATAATATCGAACTGGATGCGGGCGAAGCGGACCCCTATCAAGGGGCATCTTCCGGCGGCGCGGCGTCTGGCGGGTCCAGCGCCCCGGATGACCTGAACCGGATCATCATCTTCATCACAGATGGGGAACCCACTCAAAACGGCCAAACAGCGCAAGAAGTTACGGACAACGCTTTGGCCACCATCGCGGCCATCACCCCCGCGCCGGAAGTCTTCACGATCAACATCGACTTGGAAGACACGACCTATTCCGAACAACTGGACTCGGACGGCTTTGTCCCGGTCATCGACGCGGGGGAAGAAGACCAACTGGCGAACCTGATCGGGGCCAGCTTTTCTTCGTTCTGCGATCTGAACCCGGCGCACATCATGCGCGATCTTCTCATTTCGCCCACCAATGACGGTTCGGGGGACACGTCCCAGATCGGAAGCACGTTCGCCACAGTGGCCCAGACCTTAGTCGACGAAGGCTTCGGGCTGTCTTTCCTGTGGAAGAACCCCAGCGACCGGGACGGCTTCAAGCAACAGGTCGAGGCGCACATCAACGGGGTGGCGTATTTCGACACGACGAACGGCACATGGGAACTGAAGCTGATCCGCCCAGACTACACGGTCGGGGCTTTGTTCACCTTCGAAGGTTCCAACATTGTGGGGTGGCCCGAACCCCCGGAAAAGGCGTTGTCTCAGGAATTGGCGAACCAGATCATTCTGGAATATACGCGGCGCGACAACGGCAAGGCGGCATCGGTTACGCTTACGAACATCGCGGGTGTCCAAGAGACGGGGCGCGTGATTCCGGAAAAGGTGTCGATGCCGGGGATCACTTGGCCCGCACTGGCCAACAAGGTGGCCCAGCGCGAACTTGAAGCCCGGGGCAAGCCCTTGGCGAAGGGGGCCTTCCGGGCGGCATACATCCCGGCTGGCGTGAACCTTGGTTCGGCCATCATCGTGAATGAGCCCCGGCTAGGACTTAATGATGCGGTTTGCCGGGTCACGGAACTGGAAGAAACAGACGGCAAAGACAATTCGATCCTAGTCCGCTTTGTGGAAGATGTCTGGGCAACTGACCCGGTTGATGACAGCTTCGCGGACGCTGAAGACGTGATCGTCGAAGACTTCACGGCGACCGGTCCGAACGTCAATTTCAGTATCGAAATGCCCTATTATCAGGTGGTCCAGATTTTCGGGGAAAGCGATGCTGAAGCCCAGTTGGTCGATGATCCTGATCTGGGCTACTGGGCGGCAACCTGTGACCAGCCGAACAGCAACCACATTCAGGCGGTTCTGGCGCGGCTCGACGGGTCGACCTACATTCAGGCGACTTCGACCGCCTTCGCCCCGGCGTGGGTGCTGACCAGCGAAATGGACGCGCAAGCGTCGACAACCACGTTCACAGCGGCGGAGACGGAAGACGAAGGCCAGATCGCTGTCGGCGACCTGATCCAGATCGAAGACGAAATCATGCGGGTGGATTCGGTTTCCATTTCCGCCGGGGTCGCAACCTTCACAGTGGGGCGGGGCTGTCTGGACACGGTCCCGAAGTCACACGGCGCGGGTTCCTATGCTGTCTTGTGGCAAAGCTATGTGGGCAGCGATCTGACCCGTTACACAGCGGGCGAAACGACGACCCTGAAAATCCTTCCGGCGACCCGCCAAGAGGTCTGGGGCCTGAACCGGGCGACAGCCCAGACGATCACCTACGACAGCCGTATGAACCGGCCTTACCCGGTCGGGGACTTCCGGATTGATTCCAGCTATGCCCCCAGCGGGCTTCAGACCGGGATCGTGACGGCGACGTGGGTTCATCGGGACCGCACCATCCAGACGGCGGCAAGCGTCGACGATCACACCGCATCCAGCATCGGCCCCGAAGCCGGGGTGATCTACACCGCTGTGGCGGAAGTGGTCGGGAGACATGCAAACCTGTTCGAATCCGGGGTCACGAACCTGTTCGCCCGGGATGACTTCTTCTTGGATGATGACGCGGTCCAGCAAACGGTCGAATATGATTTGAGCCCGGACCAAGTCCTGACTTATGATTTTGATCTGGATTCGCTGGATGTCTACTTCGACGCGGACACGCTGGCCCTTCGGCTGGGGGTGAAGACCACCCGGGGCACGTCACCGGTCTATGAAAACTGGCAGACCCCGAAGATCAGGGTCACGCCTGTCTTACCCCCGGTCGATCTGACCGGCGAAGATGTCACGGAAGGCGGCGCGACT